GGTCTCGCACTCTCCAGCCCAATCAACGATCTCATCAGCAGGATCAACAAGACCAAGCTGGACCTCTGCGACGGCGTCTTCTGGAACAACCGCTACATGCTGGCGGTTCCGCTCGTAACAGATCAGCCATACATCCTCGGAACGGAAACCGAGTTCGCCCTGCTCACCGAGAACTCTGTCCAGATCGCCCTCGAAGGAGCCCTCAACGAGAACAACGCCGTCATCGTGTACCACTCGCTGGCCCGCTCCTGGCTCGGCTACTGGGACAACTGGATCGTCAACGACTTCATTCCCACCTCGTTCTCGACACTCGGCCCAGTTCTCATGTTCGCCGGCGACATCGTCTCGGTCGCGGCTGGCGCAGGCCAGGTATGGTCGTTCAACGACTACCTGCCCGGGAGCCGAACCAACCCGATTGCGGCATCGGCTTACCTCGACGGCGGATCCAACTACGCATCCACGGTCATCACGAAGGCGTACAACCTAGGCGAGCCCATCCCGGACAAGATCGGCTACAGCATCCAGTTCGCCTTCGACAACCCGTACACGACCTCAAACACGACCGCCTCGATCTCGCTGGCCAAGAACATGAGCGGGACATTCTCCACTCTGGATTCCGCCCTCTCGATCACCAACTCCCAGAAGTTCCTCAAAGCCTACAACCTCATCAGTCAAGGGCGTTGGAACACCCTGCAATTCAAGGTGGAAAGCACAGGAGGGAGACTGTCCCTGCAATCCACGATCCTGTCCGGATTCGTTGATTCCGTTCGTCCGCAGCAATGACGCCGCACCCAACCATCATCGCCGCTGCCAAGCTGCTGAAGGAGAAGTGGCCCACTTGTTCCACGTGGAACAATGACCAGATCCTCAACTGGATCGGAATCTTCAACGCCAAGAAGCAAATCGGGATCGTTCAGGATGAGAATGGCGAATGCTGTGGAGTAGGAGCCGTTCGGTTCCTGCACTCTGCGGAACAGGCGGAAGACATTTACGCCGATTACCCCGACGGTCACATCGCATGGATCGAGATGGTGGCGACAACCAAGCCGTTGGCGGTGCAAACCCTGTGGTTGGCCATGAAGAACATGTGCCCGCCGCAGGTCACAAAGCTGGGAGGGGTGCGGAAAGGCGTTTCCCGTTTGTACGATTTTCAGCGGTATCACACACTTCTGATGAACAGGATTTGATATGGGTGGAACATACAGGGCACCAGACTTGGCGGCGGCAAACCGGGAAGCAGTCTATGCACAGGCACAGACATTCCCGATCATTCGAGCAATCGAAACGGCCTCAAGGCTTGGAACTGAGGCTTCCTACCCTGTTTATGACGCATCAGGGAACAAGGTAGGGGAACGCCGAGTCGATTTCACCGGAATGGGCGATGTCGATCTCACCCGGGAAACCGCTCGCGCTCTCGCTGGTTTGGCCCCGGAACAGGCCGCTGCCCAGCTCAAAGCCGCTGAGGAGTATGGCACCCGGTTCGCCCAACAGCGCCGAGCTGAGCTTCAAGCTCTTGATCCTGAGCGGTACGGAGATGCCACTCAACCGGGGCTGTATTCCAAGTTTCTCAGGGATGTGGGCCAGACCCCCATTTCGGAAACCGCTCCCGCCGCCCCCACCTACGAGCGCGTTGCCACCCCGACCGCTCCGCGTGATATCGGCTCCGCCGCCCAGATGCGAAGCGATCTCGAGCGCCAGATCGCCGCCGGTCTCGCCCAAGCCGGGACGCTCGATCCTGCGATGATCCGCGCTGCCGAGCAGGCCGCCCGCGCCCGTGGAACCGCCACCGGCAACATCCTCGGAAACCTATCCGCGTTCCGCGAAGCCCGCGCTGTCAATGAGGCGATCGCCAACGCAGATATCCAACGCCGTCAGCAAGCTCTTGGCCTACTCCAGAGCGGTCAGACCACGAGCGATGTCGCCAATCGACAGGCTCAGGAGGCGTTCCAGAACATCCTCGCTGCCACCGGCCAGCGAAACACGGCGGCGCAGCAGACCTTCGCGGGTCAGATGGCTCAGCAGCAGCAGCAGCAGGCCGGTCGCCAGCAGAACATCGCCAACATCCAGTCCGCCCTGGGACTCCAGCCGATCGTCTCTCAAGCCGCCCAGCTCGGTGGTCTCCAGCAGGGCGCTTCTCCGTTCGCTGCTCCGCAGCTCATGCAGGGAATGCAGCAGGCGGGTCCGGGTCAGCTCATGCAGTTGGGATCCAGCTTCGCTCTACAGAACGCCCAGAATGCGTTCCAGGCTTCGCAGACAGGATCTCCGTTGGCCATATTCCAAGGACTCACCGGAGGCATCGCAAATCTTGGATCTGCTTATGGCAAAAATGGTTTCAATCTAGGAGGTTGATCTATGGCAGAAGCATCCGACTCATTTGAAATGGTCGGCGAAGTGCCGCCAGAATACATCTATCCGGCACTCAGACCGGAAGGGAATCTCTTCGGCGCTAAGCTCGGACAAGATCTTGAGCCGTTCGGACTTCCTGGCGTCAAACCCGGAGAGTTCTTCGAGGACAATGCCGGCAACGTCTATGATTGGTTGACCGATCAGTGGATCATGGTTAACGAGCCGTCAACGCTCGGACCAGTCGATCTGTCTCAGCCTCCTGCGCCACCCCGCCGACCGGCAATGGCCGCACCGCCAGCGGTCAGGAATGTGTTCCCTTTCGGCCCAGTAGAGGATCTCCAACCTCCCGTCACACTCCAGATGCCCAATCTCGGGGTGCCGATGAACACCGCTCCGGCCAGAACCCCCATGGCTGCGACAACCCCCGTATCACGCATCGACATCCCGACCGGACAGTCGAATGTTGGAACAGAGATCCCGGGAATGCCGGGAACCAACTATGGCGATGAGATCATCAACAATACTGGTGATAGGTGGAATTACGAAAAGGGTGATTGGGATTACGCAACCACTCCGCAGCCCCCATACAAAACGGATGAGGGAGCGGTAGTCTATCCTGGTGGAGTCTCGCCTGTTGTCCCAGAGCCCGAGACGCCGCGTCCCACGATCACCTTGCCGACCGAAGCCGTCACCACCACCCCGGTGACGCCAGCTCCCGTTTACGAGGACAAGGTGACGATCACGCCACCTACGTTCCCCACGTTCGAGTTTCTGGAGCCAGCGCCGACTCGCACCCCGATCACGCTGCCTCGGACATCGGTGATCAGTAGGCCAATGCCTGCGGTCACCCCATTGCCCGAACTTCCCACCGTTCCCACCGATACCCGCCGCGCTCCGGAGGCCCTGCTCAGGAGCTTCCGCGACATCAACTACGATCCCGAGGAGATCCTCGCAGCGGCGATGCGGAGCATGGGCGGGCGCATGGCCCGACGGTCCATCCTCAACGAACTCAGCTAACGATCTATGGCTACACCGCAAAACTACTCGGTTGATCTCGAAGCCGCCGCTTCACGGCGGATCAACCCGTTTCTCAAGGGCCTGACCATGCTCACCGGCGGTCTCGCTGGCGAGTTCACCGGCACCAATGAGCAGATCCGTGAGCGGAACAGGGCTCGTCAGGCGCTGCTTCAAGAGGAACTTCAGAAGCGGGATGAGCAGCGGGCAATGGAGCGTCAGTTGATGATCAACGCGCTTCAGTCAGGAGTGGGCCAACTCGAAGGTGACACGTTTGAGGAGAAGATGGCTGACCTGATGAACAAGAGGCTTCGGCAGAACATTATCGAGTCTGAGGCCACAAAATTCGGACTTGGACAGGCGACTGGTCCTTCGCAATACGAAGCAAATCCTGTGTATCAGGCTGCGGCTGCAAGGGCTGGTGCGGAAATGGCTAAGCGCAAAGCTGAACTCACTCAGACCCGTGATATCAATGCCGAGGAAAACCGTCAGTTCCTGATGGGTCGTAATGTTCCAATTCCTGAAAACGCCACGGCTGGCCAACTTGAAGCTCTTCGCCGCACTGAAGATATCAAGATGCAGTCGGCTATTCCGTTTGAGCAACGTGGAGAAGTCGCCAAGGCCGGTTTGAGAAGGCTGCAAGCCGCAGGTGCTTACCCGTCACCGATGGATGTTTCCAAGATGACGGCTGCTCAGGCTATTGCCGAGGAAGAGCCTGCTTCCAAGCAGTACGCCGAAAGCCAGCGCGTGTTTGCGTTTCAGAAGCGTGAACAGGCTGAACAAAACGCTGTTCGTGGATTCATGCAGGAAGCTGCCAAAGAGGCTCCTGATCAGACCAAGTTGCAGGAGATGTTCTACGCTCTTCCGGTCGATGCCCAGAAGGATGCTCGCAATCGCCAGATTGCCGGTGTCACGAGTGTCGCAACCCCCAAAGAGCGTGAACAGCTCACCAAGTATTCCGGGCTGCTTTCCAAGGCTCAGACACTGGTTGGAAACATCTCCGAGTTGGCCAAGAGCGAGGATCTGTCCAAGGTTTCGCAGGATAACTTCAATGGGTTCACTAGCTGGCTTCGCGGAGTTACCAACAAGTACGGCACAGAGGATCCAAAGGTCGCTTTGCTCAACGATATTGTTCAGCAGTTCGAGCAAGTCGTTGCTGGCACTCGGAAAGACCTGTTTGGCGCTTCTCTAACTGGAAACGAGTTGGTTTCAGCACGTTCTCAGTTTGGTGACCCCAATTCAGCGAACTTCCTTCCTAGAATGATCACATTCTTGGATGGGGTGTTGACCCGGGATGTTGTGCAGGAAGACTTCAAGGACTTTGGTATCCAAGTCCCTCAAGCTCTTGAGAAGCGTACCAAAGAGGCTCGTGACGCTTGGATGAAGGCTCGGGAAGGATTCAACTTCGGAGGGAAGAAACAGGGGCTTACTCCTGACAAGGAGGCTCGTCTTCGAGAACTCCGCGCCAAGAAGAACGCTCAATAACATCATCCTATGGCTCAACTTACCGCCGCAGAAGAAGCTGAACTCGCAGCACTTGAGGCCGAACTTGTCGGGCGCGATGCCGCAGAGGAATCGCAAGCCAGACAGGAACGTATTCGGCTGATGGCTGAAGCTCGTAGTGGTGGCATGGCTGCTGGGCCAATTAGCCCGCAGGCCACTGCTACTGGTCTTCGGTACGGGCTTCCTCTCGCAGCCGGTTTTGCCACTGGTCCCGCCGCAGGTATCGCGGCGCTGGGTCGCGCCGCTCTCATCGGAGGAGGAGCTGCGGGTGCCGGCGAAGCGGGAGCCCAGACCGTCGAGAAACTCGCTGAAGGACAGGAGTATCGTCCGGGTCAGATTGTCGGAGCGGCAGTTCGCGGTGCAGCGCCGATGTTCAAAGGCGCTCCAGCAAAAACGATTGGAACATCCGCTTTGACTGGTCTGCTTGGAGGGGCAGCAGAAGGAAAGGTTGAGGGATTCAAATCCGGTGCATACGAAGCTGGCGTGTCAGCACTTGGACCCGCCATTGCGGAATCCGTAGGAGGATTTGGAAGAAACCTTGGAAGGTTCTTCTCAAGAGGCGTTTCAAGGGCTGAAGACATCGAGCGAATCGGACCCGGAGTGGAGGCCACTGTAGGCCAAGCATTCCCCGAGCTGGCTGGTCTCGAATCCCGTGTTGCTGCTCAGACCGGAAGCCAAGCACTCAAGGAGCGACTCAATCAGCAGGCCGAGGCAATCACTCGTGCAGTGGTTGGGGTCTCCGGGATGCCCGCTGAGACGTATCCAGACATCGTTCGCCGCGTTGCTTCGACCATGAGCAACATGGATCCGGCATCCATCGAGAGATTGGCCAATGAGGCGGATGCGGTGAACACCGCTCGCAACGCGGTCGAGAAAGCTCGCACCGGAGCCCAAAAGAGTCTGCTTCAGGAATCGCTCTCAGAGGCTGAGAACGAGTTCCGCAAGCGCATCGATCTCGAAACCATGGCCGGTGGGATCAAAGCGGGCGGAGTGCAACCGTTTCAGTCCGCTGCGATGGGCCGAGAGGTCGAGACCGTGTTCGACGATGCTCGAAAGGCGTTCTCAACCAAGGCAAACGAACTCTACACTCCAGTCAAACAGTTCGAGAATGATCCGGTGTTCACTCTGTACACCAAGCCTTCGGCTAACGTGAACTCTGTTCAGGATGAGGTGCTGGATGTCCTTGCGAAATACCCACAGCTCTCAAGTG